CGCGCCCGAGTTTGCGGGGCACGAGCGTGATCGCCCCCAGGTCGTCGTTGATCATGTCACGCCGGTCGATGGACAGCAGGAGGCCGAACGTGTCGGCCTTGTTCGTGTACTGCTCCTCGCCCAGGGTCCCGTGCTTCAGTTCCCCGCCAGGGGCTACCGGCTGGTACTGGTCGGCGCCGATGAGGCGGTAGGACGTGACGGTCTTAAAGTCGCCGACGTTCCGCACGGCGCAGATATTCCGCCACGTGCGCTCGACGCTGAAGAAGCCATCGAGCAAGAACTTGTTGGCGACGTTCGAGAGGATGCCGCCGATGTCGATGGTCGAGAAGCCCGCCTGGATGTCCCGCGCGAAGGCGAACCTGAGAACCTCGCGCGAGTTGCGGAAGTTGCGGCCGGCGTAGCCATTGGCCCACGCGGCCTCCAGGAGCAACTCCTGGAGGCCGATGCCGCCGCGGAACCGCTTGCTGGCCGCGTCGAGCGTTTTCTCCTCATACTGCTTCTCGGCGCCGGCAAGGCCTGCGGTAAGCAGGCAGGCGGCCTCCAGGACCGTGCCGTTGACCGTCTGGTCCACGACGTGGGCCGCGGGGGCCTTGGGCCGCGAGGCCCGCAGGACCTCCAGTTCCGTCTTCGTGGTGTCCCAGCCCTCCTTGATCGCGCGGGCCGCGATGTCCGCGTGGTCGCCCCCGCAGACCTTCCGCACGACGGTGATCCGCTCCTCTTCCGCCGCGGCCTTCGCCCGCATCTCGGCCACCGGGTCGGCGGCGACCACCACGGCGTCATCCGCCCCTGCCAGGGCCTGGGCCTGCACCTGAGCGCCCGCCTCCGGCGTGTCCTGCTTCTCCTGCGTCTCCACAGTCTTGTCGGTGCCGTCCATCTGTAGTCTCTCCCCGGCGATTCCCGCCGCGATGCTGGCGGACGTCGCATCGTCCGCGCCGTTGCCCACGAAACTCACTTCCTGAAGCGACGCACGCCGCGCCACATTCAAAGGCCCGGCGAACTCGCGCCCGTTTACGGTCACCATCTTGCCCTCGCCCACGAACTCGACCTCGCGCACCGAGGCCCCGATGCTCGCCTGCCACGGATACCCGTTGTCGGCGTCGGCCACGACCTCGCGGGCCGCTTGCGTGGTGGACGAGATCACACCCGACACCCGAAGCCCCCCGTGCTCAACCTGTATGCCGTCGATGTGCCCCACGCGAGCAGCCCGATCGTGGTCGAGGTAGACCTTGGCGCCGCCGCGCACGGTCAGGCCGTTCAGGTCCACGACGACCGGGAACCGCCACCCGGCAATCGCCAGGGTGCCGCCGCTGTAGGCGTCCATGTGGAACCGGCGTGGCCGCGCGGCTTGGGCATCGGGGCCGGCCGCCGCCTCCATGTTGATGGCCGCGATGAACTTGAGTTCACGCGGCGCGTCGCTGGTCTTCACTGTCCGTTTCCTCATCTACCTGCGGCTGAGCAGGCTTTGGCTGGGCCTCGGCCATTGAGAGGCCGAGTTCCTTCATCAGCGCGACTTCTTTCGCCCGCTGCCGCAGTTCCGTCTCCCAGTCCTTGCCCTCTTTCGCATACTCGCTGGCAAGGGTCGTCGTGTGACTGGCCAGGCGCGTGGCCTGGGCGTTGGCCTCTTTGGCGGGGTCCACGTGCTCCATCCCGTCCCAGAACCACTGGTGGGGGTGATTGAGGAGCGCCCGCGCCGACGCCGGCAGGAGGCCGGGCACCCGCACCGCCTCCCGCAGCCAGGCGTCCAGCATGCGGTCAAGCACCATGTCTTCCAGGTGGGCCTGCTCCACGCGGATAGACTTGAAGTACGTCTGGTGGTCGAGCCGCCCCGAGGCGTAGTTGTAGGCCGACGAATCGCACAGGGCGATGTTGCGCGGCATGTTCAGGCACCGGGCGGCCTCGTTCAACTTCTCACGCACAAACTCGACGTAGGTCGTCGCCGGCTGCTCGGGCCGCACCTGGCTCATCTTCCAGCCGCCGGGGAGCGTCAGCAGCATGTTCCGCTCGAGTTCGATGGTGTCCATCGGGTCGATGGGCTCCGCCTCGCCGTTGGGCGGGGCGTCGGTCTCGACCGTGCCAGAGATGTTGGCCGCCGTCTCGGCGGCATCCAGGACGGCCGACGTGAAGCGCCGGAGCTGCGCGAAGATCGGCAGGGCGGGCGTAATGTCGGGAATGCCCCGATGCTGGCCCGGCCTGTCGGCCCGGAACCAGTGAATCACCCACTCCGCCGGCACGCGGTCGTAGTCAAGGCTCAAGGACACCTTGGCGCCCGGATGTGTCTTCAAGACGTAGTAGGCCACCGGGTTGCCGAAGGGGTCGAAGGAGATGCCGTCGACCGCGCGGGGGTCGGCAAACGTGGTCTGGGAGAAGTCCGGGGTGGCGACCTGGTCGGCCTCAATGAGCCTGAGGTCCAGCGTCACCGGGGAATTGAGGTTTTCGTTGGAGATGAGGAGGGCAAACGCCTCGCCGTCCTGCGCCCGGGCCATCCGCATGGTGCGCAGTTTGGCGGCGAGGCCCACCCGCGTGGCCCAGCGCATGAATTCCTGCTCGATCGCGCGATTGGCCTCGGCGCCGGCGGTGAGCATCTGGAGCCGCGGCCCTGTGCCGACCACGTCGTTTGCGAGCGTCAGGACGATTCCCCGGACATAGGAGTTGTTTGCCACCTCGTACCGGGCCCTGTTCCGCAGGATGCGCCGGACCTCGGCGCTTGCAGCGGCATCGGCCGACAGGCCGTCGGCCCCCGCCCAGTGCTTGCGGTTGCCATCGGTCGTCTGTGCGGCATCATATCGGCCCCGCACGAAGCGCACCGCCATCCGGAGCCCGCCACCTGCGGGTCCGGCGACAGCACGTATGCGTTTGAGCCAGTCGAACATCACGCTGCTCCCGGCGGAACTACTTTCGTGAGGCGAATCCCTAGGCCCTTCGACCGCGCGGCCTTCTTCGACGCCAGATACCTGTCCGCCGCGATCTGGTCGGGGATCGAGTGCTGCTGCATGCTCCCCGAATCTCCCGACGCCGACTTCGGCCCCTCGGCGTTCGTCCGAATCGCGTTGTCCAGTTCGTCAGCCACTTGCGGCCCCTATGCGAGACAGAGCGCTGCAACCTCCACCTTTGCCGCCGCCCGCTCTTTCTGTTGCCGGCGCCGTTCCCGTTGGGCGTAGGTCTTGACCGCCTGAACCGGGCACTCGCCCTGAAGGTGCGCGAGCCACGCCTCCTGCACGGCGTCGGCCTTCAGTTCGGCCGGCACCAGACGCAGTTCCTTCCGCAGGCGGTCGCATTCGCGGGTTGGAGGAAGGTCGTATCCCATGCGCCATGTACCTACACGAGACGGGCTGCTTCTTGTCGAAAAGCTGGGATGTTGCAGGGAAGGGTTCTACGGGTAGAAGGATATTTCCTTCTCCCAGGTCGTGATGCGCCTGCCGCAGTGGCGGCACTCGCGCCTACGACGCAGGCCCCCGCGCGGGTCGGGCCGCGTGTAAAGCACGCGAAAGTGCCTACACCCGCACGCGCGGCAGACCATGCCCCCGTCGTCTCGATGCTGGAGCTGCGAGAGACGAAGCGGGGCACCGTCCGTGGTTCCTGGCATAGGTGTCATCAGCGCCGGTTCCTTTGGAGGTCCGATAGACGCAGCCGCTCGCGCCCCCGCTCCCGGACCACCTTCTTGTCCATGCCTTCCAGCGCCACGCCGCACATCGACGCCCCCACAGCGCAGCCCACGAGGCAGTCCAGCCAGTGGTTGTCGGGGCGGGTGGGCCTCAGTTTCCATTCCTGGACGTCGCGCCCGTGGCCGTGCGTCAGTGTCCAGGTCTCCGAGCCGGCGACGTGTTCGGCGAACAAGCGATGCTCGTCGGCCGACTTCCCGAAGAGTGTCAGGGCACTCGGGTCGCCCGGGGCGATCGAGAGCCGCGCGTGCACGAACGTCTTCCACCAGTTGACGTCCACCGCGACGTGCGGGAACTCCTGCGTGCCCCTCACGTTCGGCAGATACCAGTTGTGACCGTACACTTCCCCCGGATGCCGGCGGTAGGTCGATATGGGCCGGGCCCCCGCCCGGATGCCCACGCCCTTCGAGAGCACCATCGCCGCGCCGCCGACCTTGTGCTTGACGGCCGCCACGAG